GATGAATAAGTTACATCTGAAAAATCTGTAAATGCAGTTGTTGAAGATAATGATACACCAGAGTTTGTTAAAGTTGCTCCACCTGCAGAATATGCCGATCCTGATGTATTTGTAATTTCTTCTGATGTAGAATAATCTGTAGTAGCTGCTCCTAAACTTGCACTACTATCAAATAATGCTAATTTAAAAGTGTGACCACCTGAAGATTCAAAACTGTGCTTACCTTGTAAAAGCTCTTGTTTAAAGCTTGAACATATCGCTGATGATATTGCCATAATTAATCTCCTGTTATGGTGACGGAGAAGGAACTGGAATACGGAGTGTACCATCCGTGTAGTCATCCCTTTTACGTCTACCGAGTTGCTCTGCAGCAAACTTCTGTACCTCTTGTTTATACTTTTGTTCGTATAATGTCAACATATCCATAGGTCCTTTTAAAAAACCATAAGCTTCTACTAAACATGCATATAATAAGCCATTTGGAAAGTTTAAACTAATATAATTAGTATCATTATTTTCTAAAAGATCGGGCGCTTTATCAAAGTGAACTCTAAATCTATATGTAGTATTTGGAACTGGAGCAAAAGCTATACGTCCAGATGTAGTGTCTGATTCTCCTGTAGCACCACCAAACATAGCATAGTATTTAGGTTGGCCTTGAGCTGCTGATGTTCCTGTTACATCTTGGAACTCTTGTAAATATGTATAATCTTTTTTTTCTAACCATCTATTAGCTCCCGTTGTTGCTGATCCATTAGTATCATAAACTTGTATACCTCTAATAAATACAGCTCCCGCCGGACAGTTAATAGATTCTTGTCCAGCAACTAAATTACCTAATTGTTGTCTTCGATTTGCGTCTATAGGGATATCTCTAAATATTTTATATTGAGCATTTAAAATAATATTTTCTAAAACACTGTCAGATAAAACAGTTGAGTCTACTTCTGTATAACTTTTAATCTGTGTTTTTAATCCTGATGCACTTAATCCTGCCATTATACTGATAGTGTTACCGGACCGGCCGATAAACTTCCTCCTCCAATGTTTGTACTTGCAGTTGCTGTTCCAGCAGCTGTAAATGTATAATTATTAGCATCAACTTTGGTAATTGTAAATCCCGCAGATTTATTAATATCTGCACTTGTTATACCAAAAGAACCCTCTGCATTTCTAAATCTGACAGTATCACTTGTAGATCTTCCATGGTTTTCTTCAAATACAGTAACAGTTGTAGAACCATTTGTAATTTTAAAAGGATTTAAAGTTAAAACTCTAGCTACTTCAGGCTCTGTTCTATCGGGTCTTGCATTTAATAAG